TTTGATCCTGATTTAGATCAAATGTTATTTTATCTTCCACTTTCTGGTTCATCATTTAAAAAAATATATTTTGACACTACCCTCAATAGAGCTGTGTCTAAGTTTGTACCAAGTGAAGATTTAATTGTACCATATAGCGCAACGGATCTAGCAACAGCTGAAAGAGTTACACATGTTATTAAGAGAAACGAAAATGAAGTAAGAAAAATGCAGGTTCAAGGTATTTATAAAGACGTTGAACTACAATATCAAAATGAACCAAACAATAGCAATGTACAAGAAGCTGTTAATAAACTGGATGGTGTTAGACCTACTGGTTCTGCTTATAAAAATGATGTCTATACATTATTAGAAATACATTGTGATTTAGACGTGCCTGGTTATGAAAATGACGATGGAATAAAATTACCATACATTGTTACAATAGACGAGGGGTCTCAAAAAGTTTTATCAATTTACAGAAACTTTGAAGAAGATGATTCTTTCAAGAAAAAGAAACAATATTTTGTGCATTATAAGTTTTTACCAGGACTCGGATTCTATGGTTTTGGTCTAATACACATGTTAGGTGGTTTATCTAGAACTGCCACCTCAGCTCTTAGACAGTTAATTGATGCAGGAACATTGTCAAACTTACCTGCTGGATTTAAGGCAAGAGGTCTTCGTATTCGTGATGACGACAATCCTTTACAACCAGGAGAGTTTCGTGATGTCGATGCACCAAGTGGTGATTTACGTGCGGGTTTACTACCTTTGCCATACAAAGAGCCAAGTGCAACTTTATTTCAACTATTAGGTTTTGTTGTACAATCAGGTCAACGTTTTGCCACAATTGCTGATCAAAAAATTGGCGACAGTGTTGCAGCTAATGCACCTGTAGGAACAACAATGGCTTTGATTGAACGTGGTTCTAGAGTCATGAGTGCAATACACAAAAGATTACACTACGCACAAAAGACAGAATTTAATTTATTAGCAAAAGTATTTAAAGATTTCTATCCTCAAATTTATCCTTATGATGTTGGCAAAAATGCGGCAGCCGTATTTAAAGCATCAGACTTTGATGAAAGGGTTGATATTATGCCAGTATCTGATCCAAACATTTTTTCTATGTCACAAAGAGTTACCTTAGCTCAAACACAACTACAAATGGCACAATCAGATCCAAAACAACACAACTTATATGAAGCATATAAAAGAATGTATCAAGCACTAGGTGTAAAAGACATTGACGCAATTTTACCAGTGCCGAAACCAGACGCACCTAAAGATCCAGGAATAGAAAATGCAGATGCATTATTAGGAAAAAAACTTGTAGTATTTAGAGGACAAGCTCATCAACAACATATTGAAGCACACAGAGTATTTATGTCATCAATGTTAGTGCGTTCAAACCCACAAGCTACCATTTTGTTGCAAGCACATGTTATGGAACACATTTCATTACTAGCAAGAGAAGAAGTAGAGGCACAAATGCAAGAAGTAATCCAACAAGAAGCACAAAAATACGGAGGTCAAATACCACCAGAGCTACAAATGCAGTTTCAAAAACAACTCGAAGTGCAAGTTGCCGACAAAGTTAGTGATTTTATTTCTGAAATGTTTATTGAAGAGCAAGAAGCTATGCAAGGGCAAGGTCAAGACCCTCTTATTGGCTTAAAAGAGCAAGAATTACAGTTAAAAGCACAAGATATTCAAAGAAAATCACAAAATGATCAATCAAAATTAGAATTAGATGCTGCAAAACTGGAACAACAAGCAAAATTAGCACAAGATAAGATAGATTCTAATGAAGATATTGCACAATTACGTGCAAATGTTAATTTAGATAAGAAAAATAATGCAGGCTGAAGAAAAATTAGCAGATTATTTTGATAAGCTAATGCTTATAGCAAAAAACAGTAGTAAATCCTCTGAAGATAGTATACTTTTAGCAGGAGCTATGATGGCTGTATCACGAGTTTTGTTTTATGATCATCTTAGTGAAAAAGAAGCCAATGCTTTGTTAGATCAAGGTGGTCTAGATCTAATTGAACTTGTTAAACCGACGATACATTAATGAATTTTAAAAAAACAAAAACACAAGTAGTAAAACAAAAGAACCCTTTCCCAAATTTACAAGTTTCTTCTGATGCTGCCATTGTTTATTCACCTTTTGTAGTAAAACAGAACAAAGGTGGAGGCCCAAAAGGGCAAACAAGCAAGATGCAGATCAAAAAAGTTGCTTTTAAGGGTGTAAAGTAATAAAACCATCTGAACAAAGGAGGTTTCTATGAAACTTTTAGCAGATCTATGGGCTCATTTAAAAGAATGGTCCGATTGGAGCATGAAGGATTGGATAAAAGCTGGTATCGTAGCAGCAATCGTTATTATCATTATAGGAGCAATCTAACATTATATGTGGCAACTATTAGCAAAACCATTACTTGGCGTCGTCGCTGATGGCGTCAAGGGTTTTGTTGCCACTAAAAAAGCAAAACAAGAATTAAAACTTACAACAATCAAAGCAACGCAGAAACTAAAAGAAGATCAAATAGCAGGTAAGGTTGCATGGGAGCAAAGTGCAGTTGACCAAATGAAGGGAAGCTGGAAAGATGAGGTAGCATTAATTGTCCTACTACTTCCAGCAGTTTTAGTATTCACGCCTTTACAAGATCATGTGCATAAAGGGTTTCTCGCTTTGCAGGATCTGCCGTCGTATTATCATAACCTACTTTACATTGCAATTTCAGCGAGTTTTGGTATTAAGGCTGGATCAAGCGCAATTGGTATGTTTAAGAAAAAATGAAAAAAGCACAAAAGAAAAAAGTAAAAAAAGTTATTAAAGGTTTAAAGAAAGCATCAAAGTTACATGCTGGACAAGCAAAGACTTTGCAGGGTGTGATAAAGAAAAGGTATAAAATATCATGAGTTATGAAGAATTATCAAAATCAGTTAAATTAAGTGAAGGTTTTAGAAACAAAATATATCAAGATACCGAAGGATTCGATACCATCGGGTGGGGTCATAAGGTTGTCGCATCAGATGATTTTGTTGCTGGTAAAGAGTACAAGGAAGAAGAACTGCAAGCAGTTTTTGATAAAGATTTAAGAAAAGCAATTGCTCAGATGAAACAATTGTTAGAACAAAATAGTATAACTAATTTACCAGAAACAGCAGAGCACGTCATAACAGAGATGTGTTTTCAACTTGGACAGACAGGGGTGTCTAAGTTTAAAAATATGTGGAAAGCCCTGCAGGAAGCTAATTTTATAGGTGCAAGTTACGAAATGCTTGACTCCAGATGGAATAAACAAACTCCAAATCGTTGCAAAAAATTAGCTGACCTTATGAAATCATGCGGCTAGAAAATTTCTTTACAGCATATAAAAAAGATTTAATTGCTAGACAAGAGCAAGTAAAAGAGTCTATATTAAGTGGACTGTGTAAAGATTGGTCGGATTACAGATATTTGACTGGCAAACTCGCAGCATTAACACAAGAAGTTCAGGAACTCACGGACCTGCTTAAGAAAACGGAGCTAGAAGATGACTAAACCAAAACTAATAGTGCCAGAACACATCTGGGATGGCAAACAAGCAGAAAAAGCCAAAAACGAAGTTGAAAAACTACCTGCACCTGTGGGTTGGAGAATGGTTTTATTTCCGCTAAAACTTAAAGAAAAAACAAAAGGAGGTCTTATCTTAACTGACGAGACTGTAGAACAATCGCAAATTACCACAAACATTTGTAAAGTGTTGAAGATGGGTAGCTTGTGTTACAAAGACGAAGGAAAGTTTCCCACTGGCCCTTGGTGTAAAGAGGGTGATTGGGTTCTCATAACTAGATATGCGGGTTCTCGTATTCGTATTGATGGTGGTGAGCTAAGGATAATCAATGATGATGAAATACTGGCAACAGTTGATGATCCCCGAGATATTTTGCCAGCTAACATAATGTAACGTGGAGGAGACCATGCAACCAACAGTGCAATCAGAGCAAGACAAGATGGTTCCGATAGATACATCGGGTGATCCTGTCGAAATAGAAGTAAAAGAAGAACAAAAAGATGCTGAAACACCTGAAGTTGAGGTTCAAGAAAATAATTCTCAAGAACCTGTTTCAGAAAAAAAAGAAGAGGAGCTTGAAGAGTATTCTCAATCAGTAAAAAGAAGAATTGATAAGTTAACACGCAAAATGCGTGAAGCTGAAAGACGAGAGCAAGCAGCAATAGAATACGCAAAAAAGATTCAGGAAGAAAATAAAAATTTGCAAGCAACCACGATAAACACTTCACGTGAAAGAGTTTCATCTGACGAAGCAAGTATTAGTTCTACAGAAACTTTATTAAAAACAGCTTTAAAACAAGCAATGGAAGCTGGGGATGTAGAAAAACAGGTTGAAGCTCAAGAAAAAATGGGTCAATTAGCTATAGAAAAAGAAAGATTGAGAATTAGAAAAAATAGACTTGAACAACAATCAGCACAAGAAGAGAAACCTACAGTTGAAGATGCTATTCAAACGGCAGATCCGCAAGCACAACCAGGACCAGACCCTAAAGCTCAAGAATGGGCTGCAGATAATAAATGGTTTGGTACTGATAAGGCTATGACATACACTGCGATGTCTTTTCATGATGATTTAGTTACAGAAGGATTTGACGCAAGCTCAGATGAGTATTATAATGAGATTGATCGTAGAATACGAAAAGAGTTTCCTCAAAAATTTGAGGATCAAAGTAAGCCAAAGCAAACTGTTGCTTCGGCTGTACGAAAATCGGCTTCTGGCCGCCGCACTGTGAAACTCACACCCTCACAGGTAGCTATTGCAAAAAAACTTGGTGTGCCAC